TCAGTATAGCGGAACCCCACGAGCAGCAGTTGACGTGCCCACTTCACGCACTGGAGCCGCTTTGAAGGCTTGGCTGACGGCGTGATTAGAAAATTTGATTAAATAAAAAGCACGTGCAATTGCACGTGCTTTTTTAGAAGGGCGGTAGGTGGGAATCGAACCCACGCGTGCCGGAGCCACAATCCGGTGCGTTAACCACTTCGCCACTACCGCCATCACGTTAACTTTTCGTCAACATATCTAGTATACACTAAAATCGTGGGTTGCATAGGACTTTTTGTGGATTTTCAGAAATTAATTGCCTCAGTTTCTGAAGCGTTGGTGAAGGTTCTACTGTGACCAACAATTATTTAACCGTTAGTAAAAGGCCATAGTTCCCCTAACAATGGGAGCTACGGCCCGTTTGCCGTGGTTAGTGTGTCTAACGGATAGGTGAGGTGGACCAGCACTTATCGGTTGAGCAAAATTATTATGAATTCATCCTTATTGAAGAAATGCGTAAAAATCTTTGCAAAGGCACTACTTTGTTAAAATTCACAAAATAAAAGAGCCCAGTAAATAAGTGTTTACCGTGGCTCTTTTATTGCTCATAGACTAATTATGCCCCCCAGGCAGACATAGGCAATGCTGTTATAATAGCGTTTTTAAGACATCAGCGACAAGTAAAGACAAATTTTAAAAAACGCGTTTTTTTATACTTGCTATTTATGCAATTAAATGAATGTTTATTATCAAAAATGAATACTGGATTTTGCTTCGTTTTCAGTCTGTGGGCTATTAAAAAGTTTGTCTAAAGAGCCGGAAATTTTTTCATCCGAGCGTGCTTTATACTCATCAATTAGGTATGCGTATATCCGGGACGTAGTGCCAATATCAGAATGACCAAGACGTTTCGATATAATGTATAGGTCAATGTTCTGAGAGAGCAGGAACGCAACGTGAGAGTGCCGCAGACTATGAAAGTGGAATCCCTTTCGTGTGATGCCCAATGCTTTTAAGTCAGAGCGTAGAACTTTATTAACGCCGTTAGAGGTTGGAATGTCATGGGCAACGTTCTCAAATACCATTTCTCGGTTATTTACCTTAAGTGCTTTCAGACTATCTAAAAATTGTTTGTTAACACGGATGGTTCTATTTGAGCTTTCGGTTTTGGTTGGCTTGAATCCACCACCTTCAACATAGTTCCATGATTTATTTATTGAGATAGTATTGAACGTGAAATTAATGTCTTTCCAAGTTAGTGCCATGATTTCTCCTAATCGTGCCCCGGTAAAGATGGCAGTCATGATCATGTATTGTGACGTGTAACGAGGATTGAGGTGATTCTGTACATAAGCTGTTAGTTGCTTAATCTCAGCTAGACTTAGGTAATCAATCTTAAGACTACGATTTTTGTCATAAGTGATAATTACGTTATAAGTGAAGTCAGTTTCAACATCTTTTTCAAAAACAGCATTGCCAACACAAGCTTTAATTAAATTGTGCAGTTTCTTCACTGAATCTTTCGCATGATTTTTGCCATATCGGTTAATGAATTTTTGGTAATCCTTACGAGTAATATCTGCAATACGTGCATGAGCAAAGTAATTTTCTATTTCAGTATGGACTAATTCATATCTACGAGTTGTGATATAGGCGAGATTGGGCTTGCGGTACGTCTCATACCACGAATAGAAGTACTTAGAGAACTCAATAGATGGCTTCTTTTCTAGTTCACCAGAAAATTTACTAACTTCGAATGAGTTAGCAAATTCCTCTGCGTCTCGCTTACGGGTGAATGTTTTTCGTTTACTTAGGTAGTTTCCTGCATGATCTCTATACGAAATTCTTACTAGGTAACCTTTTTTCACACGTTTGATTTGTGCCATAATAAATTCCTCCTTGTGATATACTAGAAGGGCAAAAGGGTGCAACAGTCCCGTTAGTATTTATTCAAGTTAAGCACATCAATCTTCTTGGCGGGAGCGGATGTGCTTTTTGTGATATAATAGGTGAAAACATTTCATTTATTATTATTAAAAGTGAAATTATCTAATAATATTCAAATGTTTGGGACTTTCCCCTGCTAATATTCATTTGGGAAATAGAAAAGTTGGCTGTATTGTTTGAAAAATTTGAATCATGGTTGGAAAATGTGTAGGTCTCAGGTAAAAGATTCATTTTGTCAAAGCTCAGCAATGTTTCATGAACAATTTGTCTTAACAGAGCAAGATTAAGCTCTTTATAATGACCTCCATTATTATCTTCCATTGAAAATAAATTACGTTTTAACTTACTATATTTTTCACCCAATGCAAGGTCTTCATGAGCACCGCCATCCTGGTTTGCCATGTATCTGACAAGTTCCCATCTTTTAAAGCCTTCGCCATTTACATAAAGTATGCGTCCATTCCACCAGTGATCAAAACTTATCCAATGTATGGATTCCATGCTAAACAATGGGAGATAAATCTTTTTAGGCTTTTTGAAATCAGGATCAGGTACTTGCCCATTTAACACTGGACCACCGTATAGGACGGTATCATTGGCAATACTCACAGATGATGCAAATCTTTCAAAATCAATGGAAATTTCTGGGGGCAATATTTTTATCATTATTTCCCCATACCTTTGTTTATAAAATAGTGTTCTAAGAATGGGTGAGGCAAGTTTTATGCGCCTGCGATTTCCAGCGTCATATTGGTTAGCAGCGAGAATTAAATCTGATAAATGATCATTAAAGTTGTCTCGTAATTCCTGATGCGTTTTTGGCACTTTGTTTTCGTTCATATTTGTAAGTGGGAGGTGTTCGTATGTGTTCAAAACAATATATATTTCCAGCAAAATCGAAGAATGATGTATTTTGCTTTCCCGGTACGGAAACTATGTTAAGCCAGTTTCCACAAGAAAAAAATATTTCTATTACTTCACTAAAGAGTTTACTAGCTGGCAATGCTATTGTTGATATTGGCGATGGCGAGTACATCCATTGGTTGCAACTGGATGATTCAGCAATCGAATACGTTAAACACCATGTACGTTAAGACCCAATCCTTTCTTCAAATTTATTATAAGCACATCTCAAACTTTGACCGGTGGAGATGTGCTTTTTAGTTTAATTAGATTGAAACTTTGACCAAATTTTCAAAATCTTCTTAACTTCAGCTGGTGCAGTTTGATAATCAAAGCGATTTGCATCAAACATAAAGTATATTGCACCAAAATTAAATGTTCTATCATAGAAACCAGTGTGAAGTATATACATACCATTTTCTCTAAGATATTTGTAAACAGGAGCCATGTGTTTATCAGTGTTTCCCGTATCATTAAGCTTTGGAAAGGTGGCATCTGTCATAATGCCATGCACTTCCATGTAATCTAAAGCTTCTTCTTTTGTTTGAAGTATTTCGTCAGGATCAAAATATGTCATATTAATCACCCCCAAACAAGTCAGCTTTTAATGACATCAGTATCTGGTCAACGCGAGCGGCAGGAGTCGAACCTACATCTGAAAGTATCTAGTTAGCAATTCAAAGGAGTACTGTTCTACCGTTGAACTACGCTCGCAAGATGCCAACTGAAATGATTCAATTGGCTTGACTGGCAAAATTTTACTATTCCTTTCCTTGCTTGAAGCGTGTCACCAAATCGTCTTTAATTCCTTTAAGCATACGGTCGTATTCTGCTTCGGAATAGCTATCTTTTGATAGGTAGAGAATGGCGTCAGATTTTACAAAGACTGTTAAGTCACTGATAATATCTTCTATTAGTTCGTACCTTGAAATATCTTGATGCATAGTATGCCTTCTTTCTTTATTTTAATGCGAGCGGCAGGAGTCGAACCTGCATAGTAGTTGTTAAGAGCGGGGACTCTATTATTGATGGACACGTTCTACCGTTGAACTACGCTCGCATGTTGCCCGCTAGGCTGGTAGTGGGCAGGGTGCTATTTTCGCTTGTGATTCCAGTAAACTAACATGACGACTAGCGCTATGAAGCAAATGATGCCAATTGCAATGGTAAAGTCGAACACGTGTGTGCTGTACGTTCCTACATACAATTCCATAGCTTTTACCTCGATTAAAATATATTTATACTAGTTCTACTTAGCATGTTTATACCCGGCTAAGCCGATAAAATATAATATCGCGATTGGCACCCAAATCACCATAACAATTGCTTGTGAAGGAATCCAGGTTGCCAGGATAAATAGTACGGCTAATATTGGCAAAAAGATGTGGCCTAGTGTTCCTAATATCTTCCATAGTGCTAGAAAGATGACGATCATTATTAGTAGTCCCATTACAATTACTCCTAATTTCCCAGCTTTTAATGACATCAGTATTTGGTCAATGCGAGCGGTAGGAGTCGAACCTGTATCTGCATAGTATCTAGTCAGCAACTCAAAGGAGTACCGTTCTACCGTTGAACTACGCTCGCATGTTGCCCGCTAGGCTGTAGTGGGCAGGGTGCTACTTTCGCTTGTGATTCCAGTAAACTAACATGACGACTAGCGCTATGAAGCAAATGATGCCAATTGCAATGGTAAAGTCGAACACGTGTGTGCTGTACGTTCCTACATATAATTCCATAGCTTTACCCCGATTTAGTAATGAAATTTATACTACAACTTGACATTCTTTATACTTTCTACGTGTTGGTCTTGTTTGGGTAAAAGATTGCAAAAATCATCATAGCTTATAATTTTTATTCGCCCGTTTTCTTTCTGATATTGAATTGCCTTTAACTCGCTTGAACTATGAACACCATCGGTTAGTTTAGTTGATACTTGTGTTCCATCAATTAGATAATCCGTAACGTGTGAAACACTTTTGGTGAATTTTCCACCATATTTATTAATTGTATCAATCAGATCTTCACGACTAGCTTCCATAAACTCCCCTGTTATACAAAAACGTTTACCAGCTAGAATTTGTTGTAAATTGCTATATTCAATAGTGACAGGATTGAGGTCATTATCTCTTAACTTTTGATAAACTATGGCGTTTGTTTCACAATCATTCAATGCATTGTGAGACCTGTTAGCTATGCCAAAATATTTTTTGAGAGTTGGCAGCTTATGGTTTTTTAAATCCGGCAATTTTTTATCTGACAGTGGGTAGGTATCAAGTGCGTTAATATCCTGCTTGCTAAATCCGTTGTTAATCAGGAACGGAATATCAAATTTAACAATGTTATGTCCAATCAATGGTAGGTCTTCTATGAATAGTTCAAAACTTGGCATCACAGTTGATATTGTTGGGGAAGATTCAAGCTTGCTATTATCAATACCGGTTAGAAACATTATTTTTTTGTCAATTTGAAATCCTGGGTTTATATACTGATTAAAAGTTCCAACTTTTTGGTCCTTAATGTACTTAATGGCTGATATTTGTATTATTTTATCCTCGAAGCGGTTTAATCCAGTAGTCTCAATATCAAAGACAACAAAGTCAGTCAGCTTTCGTCTAAGCCTGTGGATATACTGAGCTGGCTTAGACACTGTTAACTCACTGTGTTTATCTTCTTCAATCGAAGTAAGCTTATTTGTATATATATTTGAATTGACCAACTCATCAGATGTGTGTTCATCGCTGAGCTGTTCCGGGTGACTATAGTGTGGCTCCACGTTTTCTGATGATGTTTCTTCAACATCAACGCTTTGATCCTGACCTGACCCATTTTGAAGCGATGCATCTTTGTCAATTGAAGATTGTCGACCATGTTTCTCTGCGCGAGAGTTTGCTTGATTCTTGAGTTGGCTAGTTTTAGATCTCTTTGCTTTAATTATGATGAAAATTACTAAGAAAATTCCGGCTGCTAGCAATAAAAGCCACCAATATTGTATCAACATTGCAATTGCAAAAATTGTTACAAAAAATTCTATAACTCTTTTCATTGTTCTCCTCCAAATTCCCCAGCTTTTACCGATATCCGCATCTGGTCTATAAGTTAACTTCTAGTTACTAACATTAGTGCGGAAGGCGCTAACGACATCATCTTCTAATCGTTTGGGTATACCAAATTTTTCCATAAACGGCATGACACTATTGTCAGCATACGTATCAACTTCGCTTAAATAAATTGGAATAAGTATTTTCAATGCTTCTAAATTAGCCATGCGCTCATATTTAGATTTATTGCTAAAACTAGAAAAATATAATATTCCTTCATCATGGTTGATAACGTGGCCTAATTCATGTGCCATTTGAAAGGCGATTTCAGACGGATTGTGCCATTTTAGGTTAATTAGAACGATGTTATTTTCCGGTTTGGCTGACGACGGAGTGTATGCATCTAGTTTGTCTGTTAAGATGCAAGATATTCCATGATCCCAAGCATACTGCATTAAACGCTTGATGTAGATATTCAAATATTATCAGTCCTTCCCACCGTTTAAGATGCGTTTGATGTACTCCATATCTTCAGGAGGGATAGGCTTACCCTGATAGGTCATAATATAGTCGTCATCTGTAATATCAACTTGTTTGGGCTTCATTGAAGTAGAATTGTCATCCGTTTTGCCTAATAAGTAATCAACAGAAACATTTAAAACATCGGCTACGGAAGCCAAAGCTTTAGGGCTTGGATTACGTTTTTTCCACTGATACATATAATTTGCGCTTATCCCGGCTTTACGTTCAACCTCAGCAATTGAATATCCACGTTCTTTCGAAATTGTTTTTATCCTGTCAAACAGCGTCATGGTAGAGTTCCTCCAATGATTGGCAAGATAATTCTACAACATGTATAAAAAATAGTTGTAAAAATCTAAAACATGTTGTAGAATTATCTTTGTTAAGAAATATTGTTAACAAATTAGCAAAACTAAAAGAGCTTATTAATCATCTTGGCGGGCGATAAATAAGAGCTTTGTAGCTATTTCGTTATGTCTATATATTAAGACATGTTATAGACTTTTGCAATATCTTTCTTAATAAATATTAAAAGGAGGCAAACTGATGTTTATTCGTATGGAAACAAACAATAAAGCAGAAGCGATTAAATCGTGGCTGGCAAATCATCGCCAGTTAGAAAATCAAGGGACTATCGCTGATCATTTCAAAAAATCAATCACTTTTGTAAATCTTGCGTTGAATAAAAAGATAACAACAAACGGTGCAGAGCGATTAGTTAATGAAGTGTATGACTACCTTGTTAAAAAATACAAAATCTAAGGAGGACTAGCAATGAATCAAATTACACCATTTAATTTTGAAGGTAATCAAGTGCGCACGGTACTAATCGACAATGAACCATACTTTGTTGGCAAAGATGCCGCATTGGCTATTGGGTATAAAGATTCAAAAAATGCATTAAAGGACCATGTTAAAAGTAAGTATAAAAGGGGGTGGCGAATCAACACCCCCTCAGGAATTCAAACTATGACCGTAATTTCTGAACCAGGTATTTATCAACTAGCTAGCCAAAGCAAACTTCCAAGTGCTGATCCGTTTCAAGATTGGATTTACGAAGAAGTGCTCCCTTCCATCCGCAAGAATGGCGTTTACATGACTGACCAGACAGCCTACGACATTACGCACGACAAGGACGCGTTAGGCGACTTGCTATTGAAGGCAGGCAGCCAGCTCAAGCAAAAGGACTTAGTTATCCGGGAGTTGAAGCCCAAGGCGGATTACACCGATAGCATGTTAGCTAACAAGGGACTGGAAACAATCTCAATGATTGCTAAGAACTACGGTTACTCGACACGTGAGTTTAACAAGTTGCTACATGGTTTAGGCATTCAATACAAGCAAGGCAAAACGTGGCTATTGTACGCGAAGTATCAAGACGAAGGCTATACGCACGTTGAACCATACGAGTATACGAATAGCGATGGCATCAAGCAGGTACGTAACACGATGAAGTGGACGCAGGCGGGGCAAAAGTTCTTATACGACTTTTTAAAGTCAAAGGGAATCATGCCATTAGTTGAACAGCCAGCATAGGAGGCGAGTTAGATGGAATTAACAATTAAAGGCACACCAGAAGAAATAAAAAGTGTGCTCCAAGCTATTAGTGGTAGCAAGGAACACAGAATTACTAAGGATGATGTTTTTAAGATGGTTTCTGTTCGTCAACATCTAGAGCCGAAAGAATTTCTACTATGAACTGCATTGAAATTAACGTGTGCCTTTTGATTTTGGCATCTATGAGTTCGCTCATTGCGTAAAATTGTTCTTTTGAAAAAGATTTTTCATACTTTTTTAAATATTCATCGGACAATTCGTTTGCAAACTTATTAATGTTATCTTCTTGGACAGAATTTGATCTTGCCTCGCACGCAGAGAGCAGTTTCTTAATTTTTTCTCTTTCCATTAAACTTTCACCTCGATTAATTGGAATAAGTCAAGTATACAACTAAGCCAGCATAGGAGGATTAGCAATATTAAATTAGAAAGGAGACTCTATTATGCAAGCATTAAAAGTGGCAGCAGTTCCGATGCACGTTAAAAACATGGACCAATACGTATTAGTTGATAAAGAGGCGTATAACAAATTGCTGGATCAATCCTTGTTGGGGCGATCCTGGATAATGGACGATTTACGTGACCGGTGTGGAAAAAAATCGATTAAATGGATTAAAGAAAATATTCTTGAAAATCCAAAATACAGCCGACAGATTGGCAGAATGGAGCAACAAGGTCAAATAATTCACAAGGGACGCGGTAGCGCCTGGAAGTTTAAGGCTAGCGTGATGGCTGACTTTTTGGAATCTCATTGGGAGGAATTGCCATGGTAGAAGTAGCGATATTAACTTGGGCGTTGACATCCGTATGGTATAAGCGCCATGAGATTAGAAACTGGTTTGGAATTTAAGGAGGAAATGTAATGGTAAGAGACACAGATGCATTTGTTGGACTTGGCAATAAATTAGTTGCCAATGCTGACAAGGCACAAGCAAATGATTTACTAAGTGAAATGAATGTTGCTAGTTTGTCAGGCCATCACTCAATCATCTGGAACAACTCTGGAATTAGTGTCGGCGTTATCAACATACTATCAGAAGAAGGTATTTCAGTTAGCAAGTGTCCTGGTGGCGGATATGTCATTGATTGGCAAGAAACATTAGAAATGGAGGAATAATCATGCCAAAAGTATCAGTTTTATCAGTTAACAACTGGAAACGAGCGCAAAAAAAGCCATCGCTAGTAACGGCTAACGATGGGCTAATGGAAGAAATGTTCAACACCAACATCTACTCTATTCCAAAGCAGTCTCGTTTGCAAGTGCTAAGAAAGCGAGGACGGTAGTTATGGAAGAAATCGTGAACAATCACATCAAGTTTCTAAAGCATGTTATCAACAGTGTTTGGATCAGTGATGGCGAATCGCTGACCAAGTTGTACAAGATGTTGGATAAGAGTGAAACAGAATTGAACGAATTACGGGGGCTTAAATAATGTTTCCAGAAGAAGTAGCAATGGATCGTTCACTTGAACCAGAAGACGAAGATGATAAGCCGACACGTGAGGAACTAATTGAAATGGGGGTGCTTGCTGATGACGAAGATTGATGAATTAGAACAAATTGAAACAGCTATTACTCATGCTGAACGTGATTTAGGCGATCTAAAGCAAAAAGTGCTAAGCAAACGATCTTATATTAGCTTGCTTGAACAGAAGCGGAGCTTAATAATTGGTAATTTAGACGAAGTTGATACGCCTAATTATCGTTTCACTCGTGAGAATAGACATTATGATAAACCGTCTAATTGGCGAGTAAGCGTGATTGATAAGAAACAAGCCATCAAAGATCTTGAACGGCTTGATCAAGATTTGATTGTTCCAAGTGTTGATTTAAAGAAAGTCAAACAGTTTGTCGCTAATGGTGTTATCAATGATCAGCAGTTTAAGTCACTGTCAATCAGTAGAATTGAGCCGAAAATCAAAGTGAAAGCTAAGGAGGAATAAGGATGAATGAGAAGCTTAATCTGATGCAGAAACTTAATGAGGCTGCTAAGTCAATTGGCGCGGTTCATAAAGACGGTAAGAATAGCTTTCAGAATTATGAATTTCAATCCGAAGGAGCTATCAAAGCTGCGGTTGAACAAGCCATTCAAGGTGTTGGAATCCGAATAATTCCGAATTACCAAGTCATTAATCAATATGACAAGGAGAGTAAACGTGGAGGTTCTAATCACTTTGTTGATGTTATGGGGACATTCTTGATTACCGACGGTGCAGAAACAGAGACCGGGTCAATGCCTGGTAGTGGCCAAGATAGCGGTGAAAAAGCGGTGGCTAAAGCTTGTACGAGTGCTCAGAAATACTTCTACAAACAGTTGTTTAACATCACCGACAAGGAAGAGGATCCAGATACAACTGACAGTAACGCAACAGTTGGTGAATCGCTTATCAATAACGAGCAAAGGGGCCAACTCGACAGACTGTTTGAATCTCTGGCGGGTGTAACGAACAAGGACAAGGAATTCGTTGCTAAAGCTTACCTCAAGAAGGTTGGCAGCATTGATAAACTCACGCACAGTAGTGCTAACACGCTAATTGAGATGGTCACCAATAAATTAAATTCTTACGTTGACAAGGAGGAACAATCCGCATGAGACAAATCACTATTTCAGGAAACTTAGGTAAGGACCCCGAAGTGCGACAAACGCAAAGCGGTATGCAAGTTGCTAACTTTAGTTTAGCAGTAAGGCAGAATCACCCGGATGATCAAGGCAACTATGGCACTGACTGGTTTCGATGTGCTGTCTGGGGTAAGCGGGCTGGAACGATTGAGCGATATTTCCATAAAGGCAATCATGTTTTGGTAACAGGCACGTTTGAAGTTGATGAATACAACGGTCAAACACAGTTAGGAGTCAACGTCACTGATTTTGATTTACCGGATCGCGAAAGTAACCAGAGTAAATCACAGTCAAATAATCAAGTGCCACACCAGCAACCAGTGTCTTCAGCTGGCGGCCAAATTGATATTAGTTCAGACGATTTACCATTCTAGTTGGAGTTGTGATTAATGACAGTTTATAAAAAAATTCCACGGTATGAAGGTATATATGAAGCCAGTGATCATGGAACAATTTGGAGTGTTGAGGGTAAACGAACCACAAGAAAGATGAAAAATGGGCAGATTCAAAAACGTATTTGGAAACGACGACAGATAATGCCCAAACGTGAAAAAAGGGTTCGAAGCAAGCATAGTGATTTGAGAGTAGACCTTTGGAAAAACGGTTCCCATAAAACTAAGTTGGTTTCAAGATTAGTTGCGTCGGCTTTTATTCCAAATCCTGAAAACAAACCATGCATCAATCACATTGATGGGAATCCGTTAAACAACGCACCGAAAAATTTGGAATGGTGTACGTATAAAGAGAACCAAAAACATGCATTTAAGACTGGGCTCAACAAGAGCAGTAAACGGGTTGTTTTGGTTGGCTCATACGATAACATTCAGCATTCGTTTATTAGCATGGCAGAAGCAAGCAATTTTCTGGGTATGAATCATGGATTTATTTCGGGCCTAGTGAACCGTGGCATTACAAATTTTGGTGAATACAAGATTATTGTACAGCGTGAGGAGTGATCTATGTGCAACGCTCACGGGCTAAATATTTTGAACGACAGGGCAAACACTACTTGTTGGTGGAACTGAATGAGCAACCTAATTTAGATCATGCCGAAACAGTTAGTGGTTCACGAGACTTGTTCTACGTTGATGGTGAAATAGCTGACACACGTAAAGCTAGGCCACAACAGCGACGCTTGTTCTTCGCGTTGCTTAGTGACATCTATACGTGGTCAGGCATGCCGACAGGCTTCTTGAAAAACTTGTTTTATTTGCAGTATGAGTCATACACGTTTGGCAAGCAGATTAGCCTGTCAGACACCACAGAATCGTCTGTGAGCGATGCTAACCAGTTACTCGACCTAGTTATCGACTTCATGTTTGAGTGGCACGTGCCGTTCAAGGAAGGCTATAAGCTATTGCCTCGTGAGCAAGAGTATTACCTGTTCCAGTGTTGCCGCCATCGAGTTTGCATGATCTGTGGTAATCGTGCTGATATCCATCATGTAGACGTTATCGGAGCCGGCTTGAACAGAACACACGTTGACCACACCAAACGGCACGTTATGGCATTGTGTCGAGTCCATCACAGCGAGATTGAGCAAATTGGCTCCGTGGCATTTAGTGCAAAATACCACGTCCCAGTAGATGGCATAAAACTAGATAAAGAAACATTAAAACGAATTGGCTTGAAAGGTAAATACAGCAGTGACTAATACACCGGGTAGGTGGAATGCCTACTATATGATTGAGGTGATATAGATGAATAACCTTTTAATTAGTGAACCACCGTTACAGGTGCTGCCGTCGCTGGCCGTTAAGGTTGGTCTAAACGAAGCAATTGTTTTACAGCAGTTCCATTACTGGCTAAATCGTTCAAACAACGAACGTGATGGGTATAAGTGGATTTACAACAGCTATACGAGTTGGCATAAACAATTTCCTTTTTGGAGCATAAAGACTTTAAAACGGGCGATTACAAGCCTTGAGAAAGACGAGTTTTTGATCTCTGGAAACTACAACAAGGCCGGGTTTGATAAGACTAAATGGTACCGCATTAACTACGAAAAATTAGAGGGCCAGCCATTGGGTCAAAATGGGCCAACGAATAGGCCAGAATGTCCCAATGGAGTAGCCCAAAATGGGCCAACCAATACCAATAGATTACCAGAGACTACTACAGAGACTACAAATAATAAACGTCCCAACTCAAAAACCGAGTATGGACCCGATGATCCACCCTACAAAGTAGCAGTCCATTTGTTGACCAGAATTAAGCAACGGCAACCTGACTTCAAAGACCCCAACTTACAAAAATGGGCTAATGATATTCGATTGGCACACGAACGTGATCATCGTGATTATGAAAAATTAGATTGGCTAGTAGATTGGTCACAGGATAATTCATTCTGGCAAGCAAACATTTTATCGGCAGGAAAGTTACGCAAGCAGTATGACACGCTCATGGGTCAGGCTGAACGGGATCACCCGACTAATGTTGCGCCACAAACACGAGAGGACTGGTTTGGCTAATGGAAAATGTAACGAAGTTATTCAATCAAGCCACGATTCAGAAAGTAGTAGCGGCTAGAGGAATTGATACAACTAAGTTGCCAACCAAAGAAGAATTGGATCATCAAACAATTGATCGGGCGAATGCGGGCGTAATTGCTAACCGAAAACGGTATTACTATCGCATGTCAGTCTGGTCTGGAGGCGTGCCACTACGATTTAGCTTTAATGATTGGCAGGTTGATAAACAGCCTAATCAAGCTAAAGCTAGAGAACTTGGCAATCAAGCATTCAAGTTAGCTAGGCAATTAGAGACTAACCAGTTCAACGTAGCACTTGCAGGCGGCCCCGGTGTTGGCAAAACGTCATTAGCACTGGCAATTATGTATCAGTTAATGGGTGTAGGGCAGACAGCAATGTTTGTCTCAACAGCTGAGTTGCTACGGCTGGTTAATGAAAAGTATGAAGCACCGGATGTACGTCAACGTTTACTATACATTCTAAAAGACATGCAAAACGTTGATGTTCTAGTTTTAGACGATTTTGGTACTGAAGGCGGTAAACCAACCGAAAAAGGATTCTACAAGCCAGTGCACAAAGATTTGCAGACGCTGATGTATCAAGTGGCGAATGCGCGTTGCGATTTTGATCATAACGAAGTCAAACATATAACCATCATTACGACTAACAACACACGTAAGCAATTAGAAAGTATGTATGATGGCAAAACAATCGATCGCTTATATACCAAGGATACTAGCTGTCAATTGCTGTTTGACAACATGGAAGGAGTCAGAAGTGTATGAGTTGTGAATTATGTCATGGTAGTAAAGTTGTTCAGCAACCGCTTGAAAGTTATGGTTTCACGTTTGTCCCATGCCCAAATTGTACGAATGAGATACACGCTCATTACGAACAAGAGCTTGAAAGGAAGTTAGCCTATGACAAGTAAAAGAGGTGAGCGCATGACTGAAACACAGGTGCTAGTAATTAACGCTGACAGACCGGACATTGATCAACCGTTAGCAATCGGGACCGAACCGGAAATGTTTAAGCTCGCGCAACATAACTATAAATCTGGTGAATGGCCGTTCCCGGTTAGACTGGTTAAGCCTGGGACTAAGGTACGCAGTGATGCGGCCTACCTAGCCAGTATGAAACAGGATCCGAAGCAGGGAGAACGTGAAGATATTAAAGCCATTCGGCAAGCACATAAGCATGGCAAACATACGCTTAGAGAACTAGCTGATAGTACGGCAATGGAATTAAATCGGGTAAAGGATTTAGTCCACAAATACAGCCTGCCACTGACTAACGATTACTGGCGTGCTGAGAAGTATAACAATCCTGATGAAGTGATCGCCTATCAAACACTGGAAAGATTATGCAAGAGGATTGACGCCCCGGAGTTCTCGATTAGACAGGCCAGTATGTCTAACGGGATCGTTAATGGCTATTACATTAGCCGGGTGCCGAAAGTATGAGCAAAGTTGTGATTAAGGGTGAACTGCCTAGCTTGAACGAATACATCAGGGCCGAACGGGCAAACAGATACGCAGCAGCTAGTCTCAAGAAGCGATATACAGCCCTGTGCAGCGTGTACGCCAGAGCCAGCTATAATTCTGGGGTCGAGTTTACATGGCCTTGCAAGCTTAAATTTACGTGGTACACGAAGAACAACCGGAAAGATGCAGATAATATCGCGTTTGCTAAAAAGTTTGTGCTGGACGGCTTTATGAAGGCTGGGCTTTTAGGCAACGACAATCGAAAGCACATCACAGGATTCCAGGACGAATTTGTCGTTGATAAACGAAATCCTAGAGTAGAAATAGATGAAATTACGGAGGACGAGAATGCCTAAACACACTAAGAAACGTTCAACGATTAAACGGAAGCACCAGCGCATGAAGCAACACGCTGAAGCAAACAAAAAGCCAACCAAAGAGGACGGAAAGCAATTATATGGGAAAATTAGGACGCAATGAATTATATACAATGGCTGGAGTTAATCAGCATGCGGAATTTGAAAAATTTATAAGCGATTTGCTGTTTAAGCCAAAAGAACGCAATGATTTTTATAAAGAAATTCTAGCTATTAATAGTAACGTATCAATAGATACGTTTCGTGAATATTTTGAAGAATATGCCGCCGAGAGAAAATCTCAACAGCAAGATTTTACGCCTGATTCTGTTTCTGAATTACTAGCAAAGATTACTAGGAATGATAATAGTAGTGAAAGTGGATGGTCTGGATATGATCCAACTGCTGGAACAGGATCACTAATTATTAAAAAATGGAATGATGACAGATTAGCAGAAACGCCATTCAGCTATGCCCCACACAACTATTTGTATATGGTGGAGGAATTTGGAGATAACGTTATTCCATATTTACTACACAATATTGCGATTAGGGGCATGAATTGTGTTGTGATTCATGGTGATACATTAGAAAGAAATATAAAACAGATCTATTTTGTTCAAAATTCGCAGGATGATTACATGAAATTCTCCGATATAAACGTTATGCCTCACACCGATAAAGTTAAAGAAAAATTTAACGTGTCTAATTGGAGTGAAAAAGCTATTGAACATGTCGAGAGTGATAAGGTTGCATACATTCCGGCACTTCCAATGCACCGTAAACACATTTGATTAACTTAATTTGGCGTTTGAAGCGTTCGGGGAGGATTAAAAATGAGTACAAAAAACAAGATTGGGCTTGGCATGATAGCATTGTTTATTTTAGTCACGATTATTGGGAACTTCTTAGACGGATTTTGGCATGGAGTTACTTTTATCAGCGTTGTGGCATGGATTGTGATAGCGCTGGATCTATTGAGTTCCCGTAAATGATGGGAGATGGCGACGATGATTAAGTTTAGAGCGTGGAACAAAGCGACAAGTAGCTATCGTAAGGTGCTAGAAATTGAGTTTTACCCTGACGGCGAGTTAAAAAAAGTCAAAGTAGCAGGCCTTCAACGTAAAGGCACAATAACACCTGATAATCTGGTGCTAGAACAGTTTACCGGCCTGAAAGACGCGAACGGAAAAGAAATTTATGAAGGCAATATTTTACAGCCAGTCATTTCTTACACTAAGAGGAATATTGGCAAACCTTTTGAAGTTAAGAAAGGCAATTATGTATACGGTAAATGGATTGCTAAGGATGTTTCTAGCAAGGAATTTGGCGTAGATGGGTACTATTTCAGTAATGAAATGCGGCTAATTGGCAACGTGCACGCTAACCCAGAATTATTGGAGGAAAAGAAATGACAATTGAGTATGAGTGCCAAGATATGTTTTCACACGAGGTCATCGCGACGTTCGACACCTATGATGAAGCCAACAACTTCATGGACGCAGCGTATGACATGCCCGACTGGTGGACGACACCAGCAATGACTATTGTGAAGGTATTGTGGAGGTGACTAATGACGAGCAATGATACGAAGAGGGACGTGTTCGAAATATTGCGGAGTTGAGTGAAAGGGGAATTGGTAGTGAAACGAACGACGATTAGAAAAGTTGAAGATATTCTACGTGACTATCCCAAGATTGACAAGTATATCGAGAAACGTGAACAGGAATTACGTTATCCAACTGTCCCTCGTGATGATAATGTCGGAGGTGGCAAGGCACAATACAAGTATCCGGAAACGGCGTTAAATACGCTCATTACAATTGACGATGATCGGCGCATTAACACATTGAAGCGTCAGCGAGAAGTGATTGATGATTGTTTAGACGGCGTTGGCCGTGATACAGAAGTAATTATAAATGAGCTATATTTTAAGAAACACCAGCAGTACACAATTGACGGATTAATTGCAAATCATATGATAAATGTTAGCCGTCGAAAAGCGTTTGACTTAAAGAAAACTTTTATCAACGATTGCGCTAAGGGGTTTGGATTGTATGAAATATAAAAACGTGCACTAATCGTGCACTTTTGACCCCTACAAACGTGCTAAATTGGTAGTATGCCAAATGTGATTGACGTGCATGAAGTAATCCTCCAAATTACAGACTGGTAGTCGCTGTGGGCTAATTGGTAAGCCACAATGGGATGTAGGTTCGAGGCCTACCGGCGATATTGTTATGCAGCATGGTCACTCATGAGGGCTAAAACTGTGTAACATGTGCTTGTGGCGGAATAGGTAGACGCATAGTTAGGTGCGAGTAACGGGTATTGGTTGACGACCAATATGTCCACACATCATGTAGGGTGCAAATCCCTACCAAGCACATTCAAACTACTCTCGCTTATTGGCGGGAGTTTTTTTAATACATACGATTAGGAGATGTTAGCATGCAATTAGTTGTCTATTTAAAAAATCAAACTATCAAGTCGCCTATTTACGCTGACGATTCTGACACTAAGGCAACAATGATGGCAGTTGCAAATGAGGTTATTGAACACTGCAGCCCATTTAGACGATACATTTCAATTAACTTAAATAATTGGGGCGTAACCATTAAGGCAGGTGAACTAGTTGCATTGGAAGTCCAATAGCGTCCTTCGGGGCGTTTTCATTTTACATAAATTTAGGAGTGACGTCATGGCAGTAATGATTCATAGCAAATACGGGTATGAGCCGCCTGAATGGGTGCAGGCTGATGCCCACTTAGATAAATGGATGAAGCGTCGTGCTAAACAGAAACGGAGGAAGCGACATGCCAAGAACCAGAAGATGCCGCTATCCTAACTGCCATGCAATGGTTGCATTCCCTGACCACTATTGTCAGCAGCACTATGAGCATGAAGCCGAGTACTTGGCTAGTCGGCAACGTTGGGCACGTAGCAATGACAAGCAGTACACACACAAGTACAACACGGTTACACGTTATCGTAATGAAGACAAGCGTCAGCAATACAATTTCTATCGGACAAGGCAGTGGTCACACCTAAGGCAACGAGTCTTGGAACGTGACCAGTACTTATGTGCTTACTGTAAAGCGCAAGGCGTTATCACACCTGCTAAGACTGCTGATCATATTGTACCGATTGAGTACGACCAAGCACTCAAAGCTAGCGTCGATAACTTAGCTGTTATCTGCAGTAAGTGTCACCGACTCAAGACGGACTGGGAGCAATCATACTATGGCACAGGTCAAGGCAACGAGTTAAAAAGCGTAACGCCAATCAATGATGTATCGTCAATCGTTGTGTTAATGAATAAAAAATAAGTTCAATCAATTTATTGGTGCCTGTCGTGCGATTTAAGCAACTTTAAATTTATTAATGTAGTTAGTCACGATGAGAATTAAAACAACCCCCGCCCCCTAACGCGCCCCTCCCTGAGCACACACATTGCCGTTATTTTGTGATAGAAACAATTTTTGAAAATTTTTAGGTAGGGGGGGTCAACCAATAATGAAAGGAGGCATAGAAAATGAAAAAAGCGGATAAAGACGTCAACGATGGTCAATTAACGCGTACACCGCCAGCTTACTTAGGCCGGCAAGCTAAGGTCGTTTGGCGTCGATTAGTGCCTTTTTTAGAAGACAATACCCCGGTTAAGCGCATTGATAGTGGGCTTGTAGAGCAATATGCTTCCCAATATGAGATTTATCGCAATGCGTATAAACATATCCAGGAAAACGGTGAAGTCCAAGCAATCTATAAAACGTTACAAGATCAGACCGGCAAAAAAATTGGTCGAGACTTCGTGGGCTACAAACGCAATCCCATGACTCAAATTTACGATTCAGCCGTGAAGAATCTGACTAAACTAGGTGCTGAACTAGGCTTATCGCCAAAATCTCGCAGTGATTTGCTCAAGTTAAACTTAGATGACCACAAAGACGAGCGAAGCGTCGCTGACCGTATGAAGGAATTTTTGGGAGGTTAAAAAAGACTACTTGTTTAAGTAGTCTTTTATCAGCCTTTCCAAAAGTGAAGCAACACTAATATTTTCTTTGATAGCTTGGATCTTGATTTGTTGAATAAGATCAGAATCTAGAGTTGTGGTAAATTTTTTCTTCATCAAATTTCACCTCCATTTAAATAATACCATGAGTACGTAAAGTTGACAAGTACGTATATACGTATTATCATATATTTAGGGAGTGATTGACATGGTCAAAAGAAAAACTAGCAAAGAATACTTAGATGAGTTAAGAAAAGTTTGGGGCTGCGAATACACTGTATTAACTGAATATGTTAATCAAAAAACAAAAATAAAAGTTCGCCATACAAAATGTGGAAATGTGTATGAAACTTATCCTATGAATTTAGTTAGAGGGCATAAATGTAGATACTGTTCTAATAGAGCACTAAAAAGCAACAGTGAATTTTTGAAAGAACTAAAGGAAATAGACACTACGTTAATACCTTTAGACAAATATCAAGGAGCTAACCAAAAAATAGATTTTAGGTGCTCTATTTGCGGAAATATTATGAAAAGGACGCCTTCTTCGGTAATCAATGGACATAAGAAGTGTGGGTATTGCAGTAGCAGGTTGGGAATGGACGAAAAGATAAAACGTTTTTTAGAATTAAACGAAAAAAGTAAGTATATTTTTGTCAAGCGTGGCAAAAATCCTAATGTTAAATCAAGAGAACAATATATTTGGTTCCAGCATCAAAAATGTGGGACGATTTTTTGCACTACGTGGTATCATTTCAAAACTGAAGGTACACGTTGTCCACATTGTAAAGAAAGCAAGGGGGAAAGAGCAATATATGATTTTCTATCTATTAGAAAAATTCCATTTGTTGCTCAAAAAAAATTTAAAAATTGCAGAAACAGAGCAGAATTGCCGTTTGACTTCTATCTACCAGAAAAAAACATCTGCATAGAATATGACGGAGAACAGCATTTTGACAAAAATAATTTTTACAATAAGCATAAGGGATTTGAATATAGAGAAAAAAACGATCAAATAAAAAATGAGTTTTGCAAAAAATCAGGTATCCAGTTAATTAGAATAAAATACAATCAAGCAGTTGATGAAACGTTAACGAAATGTCTAAAAGGAGGTGATTAATTTGCGCATTGATTTAACCCAAACCCATGATGTTATTGGAGCTTATAAAACGTTAGATTATTCAGAAGTTCGCCAGCAATACACCGATCCGGGCACAAAGTATGCCTTTGATGTCCTCGATGAGAAGGTGATTACCGGCTATTTGATTAAGTTAGCGGCTTTTCGCCACATTCGAGACTTACAACGGCAGGGAAGCGTTGAATTTCCGTTTGCTTACTCGGTAAAACGAGTGGATCAAGTGCTTAAATTTGCTTCCATTTGTCCGAACGTTGATACGGGCGAACCAACTAAGCTTATGCCGTGGCAAAAATTCATTATGGCTATGCTAATTGGCTGGCGTAATGATGACGGTGGCAAACGATTCTCACGGGCTATAGTTTCAGTTGCGCGAGGTTGAATGGCCAAGGCAAGACGTACTTGATGGCAATTATCACCGCCTATAGTTATTTAATTGAATCACTAGGGCTATCTAACCAAGACTATTTAGTTTCATCCATTAATTACAAACAAACGAGCAAGATTCTAGGCTACATTAAGTCGATGTTAGCCAAGATTGCAACAATTGAACCATTTAAGTCATTGATTGCTGATAGTGGGTTAGATACACGTACATTGTCTTCGCAAGCGGACCAAGTTGTGATGAGTAGTAATAACAATAAACTGCGAGCAATCAGTCACGAAGCCGGTCAGTACGATAGCTTTCATTTTACAACTGCTATATTTGATGAAATTGGTGAAATCAAGACACGGCAGAAGATTTCTAAAATTGTTTCGGGCCAAGTTAAGGTGCGTAATAAGCAATTTATTCAAATTTCAACAGCTTATCCAGATCCCACTGTCCCATTCCATGATGATGAGCGTATGATTCAGCAAGCCATGGAACAAGATTATTTGCGCGATGCTGATACATATTTGGGGCTTATTTGGTCGCAGGACAATCTGGACGAAACTTATAAGCCCGATATGTGGGTTAAAAGTAATCCCTTACTAGATTTACCGAGCCAACGAGAAGTGTTGCTGAACGGCTTGACAGATAAGCGTGATTCTGACGCTTTGTCGGGCACACTCAACGATTTCCAAAATAAAAACCTCAACTTGTGGCTAGAGCAATCGGCCGATAGCTTCTTGAAACTGCCTGACGTTGAGCGAGCTATTATATCATCATTTAGTTTTGATGACCGGCAAGTCTATATTGGCTTTGACTACTCGATGTTTAGTGATAACACGGCGCTAGCGTTTGTATTTCCTTATCGTGATAATAATGACAAACCACGATGGTTTATTTATCAGCATAGCTTTATTCCCTGGCAGAAAGCTGGTTCGATTGAAGCTAAAGAAAAGCAAGACGGTATTAATTATCGGAACTTAGCTCAAAAGGGATTTTGCACAATTAGTAGCCATCCTCAAGGACTAATCAATGATGAGCAGGTTTACCAATGGTTGCTTAACTTTGTTGAACGGCATCGACTGGAAGTTGTCTTCTTTGGTTACGACGCGTGGGGGCTAACGCCTACAATCAAGCAGCTAGATTTGAATTCAGGTTGGCCATTGCAAGCCATTCGGCAGCGGACTAGTGAATTGAAGGATCCAACTAAGTTTTTGCAGACGATGTTTGTTGAAGGCTCGGTAGACCGCTTGGATGATCGAATTATGGAAAAGGCATTACTAAATGCTGAAATTTATGAAGACAAAATTGGTATTCAAGTCGATAAAGCTAAGGCTACATTGAAGATTGATGTGGTGGACGCGTTAATTGATGCCTTATTCCAAGCCATGTATCACTTTAAAGACTTTTCAGATGTAAACAATCCTGATAAACAGGTCGAACGTATGAATGAAAAACAAGTTCTCGAATGGTTTAATAACCCAGAATCAGGATTGCTAGGAGATGATATTAATGATTTTTAAACAATTTTTTGCAACTATCTGGCATTACTTTGATGTGTTGTGTTTTATTCTAGGCATGATCGCTGGGGTATATGCAGCCTTTTTATTCGGACAGGCACAGGGCGTTTTAGCAATTGCTGTAGCTTTATTTTTAGTTGGTTGGCTTTCGGAAGTCGTAGTAGCCAGCCAAAAAGGAGGTGATTAATAATGCCCTTTTTTGAACCACCAACGGCAATAAAAAATTCAGTTAGTATTCAAAGCGTGCCAGTAGAAGACGATAATATCGTTAATTTTTTGTCACCAAGTGGCGATAATGAGTATGTTAGTGCCAAAGACGCTTTAGAAAATTCGGACATTTATTCAGCAGTTAACCAAATATCTGGAGACTTAGCCACGGTACAATTAATGGCTAATATGCCACGAGCACAAGGAATTCTAAACAATCCTAGCACGACAGCTAACGGGCACACGTTTTGGCAGTCTATGTATTCACAATTGTTATTGGGTGGTGAATGCTTTGCATATCGCTGGCGTAATCCTAATGGTTTAGATCTGCGCTGGGAATATTTGCGACCTAGCCAAGTGCAAACCTACTTATTGGATGACGGCAGTGGATTAACCTATACGGTTACTTTTGACGAGCCTAATTTGGGTGTCCTTCAATATGTAACACAGTCTGACATGATTCATATTCGCTGGGCTAGTACCGATGGCGGTATGACTGGTAACAGTCCGTTAAAAGCATTATCGAATGAGTTACAAGTTAAGAATTCATCTAACAGTTTAACGTTAGCTGCACTAGCACGTTCAATTAGCGCTCCTGGCGTCCTATCTATTCAGCACGGTGGGCTGCTAAGTGAGAAGATGAAGGCCAGTCGTTCACGTAACTTCATGAAACAGGTGAACAAGTCAAACGGCGGCCCGGTAGTTATTGATCAACTTGAAGATTACAAGCCACTAGAAATGAAAGCCGATGTTACTAAGCTGTTAAGCCAAACAGATTGGACGAGTAAGCAAATTGCTAAAGTTTTCGGCATTCCTGATAGCTATTTAAATGGCCAAGGTGACCAGCAAAGTAATATTGACCAAATTAAAGGCATGTACACCAATGCCCTTAATCGCTATTTACAGGCGATTTTAGCTGAACTGGATAATAAGCTTAATGCTAAGATTACGGCCAATATACGGACTGCTGTAGACCCATTGGGAGACTCATTCGCAGCCACCCTATCAGGGCTAGCTAAAGATGGCACGATTGCTAATAATCAAGCAACTTGGGTTTTGCAACAAACAGGCTATTTCCCAGATGAAATGCCTGCAGCTGAAAAGTCAACAACACAACAAGTTGTGATTCAATCAGGAAAAGGAGGTGATAATGATGACAAAGAAAGTGATGATTAAAGGCGATATTGTTGATGATCAAACAGCCGGTTTTTATCAGTTCTTTGGAATGCCAGCAGTATCACCTTCGGGTGTTGCTGACATTTTAAATGATGACAGTGGCAACACTGACGATGACGACAGTGATGATGAAGCACTTGAAGTTGACATTGCTTCCAATGGTGGCGATGTTTTTGCGGCTAGTGAGATTTACACTATACTAAAGAATTATGCTGGCAATGTAACAGTTAATATTCAAGGTTTAGCAGCTAGTGCAGCAAGCGTGGTTGCTATGGCTGGCGATCATATCAACATTTCACCAACTGCTCAGATTATGATCCATAAGGCTTGGTCACAACCAGCTGGTAATTCCGACGATCTGGAACATGAGGCCAGTATTTTAAATGGCATTGATCAATCAATTGCCAGTGCTTATGAAGCTAAAACTGGCATGGAGCAAGCTGACTTGCTACAGCTAATGGCAAATGAAACATGGTTAACCGCCAGTGATGCCGTTGATAAAGGCTTCGCTGACGAAATTATGTTTACTGATGATCAACAATTACAACCGGTTAATGCTATTTCACATATTCCACCTAAGTCAGCAGTCAATAAGCTGCTGAATCTTATTTACAAGGCGGACAAGGATAAAACTAAGCCGTCTAAAGAAGAAAATACTACTAATAGTCAATCTGCTGAATTACGAAACAGCAAATTGGCTATTTTATTTGGTAAAAATTAAAAGGAGGCCAACTAATGGCTAATATCAATACAATGAATGATGCTTGGATTGCCCAAGGGCAAAAGGTATCAGACTTGAACGACAAGTTAAACGCTGCTGTCCTTGATGACAGCTTTGATCAAGAAAAATTTAAAGCAATGAAACAAGATCGCGACAATGCGGTTGCCCGACGTGATGCTTTACATGAACAATTGGAAGAAGAACGCAAGGCTCAAGAAATTGCCAATATGGATGATAAGGATAAGACCCGACTTGATGATGACGAAGAAGACATCAAAGCTAAGTTCATTAAGAACTTCCAAGGCATGATTAAAGGTGACCCGAAAGTTATGAACTTGGTAACTTCTTCTACCGACGAAGCTGGCAATGCAATTGGCTTGACTCTTCCTCAAGATATTCAAACAGCCATTAACACATTAGTTCGCCAGTACGATTCATTACAACAATATGTTAATCGGGAAGCCGTTACGACACAAACAGGTTCACGGGTGTGGGAAAAATGGACCGACGTTACTCCGTTGGCTGATTTAGATGATGAAACAGCCACTATTGGCGACAACGATGACCCACGGTTGTCCATTATCAAGTACACAATTCATCGGTATTCTGGCATTACCACGGCTACTAATTCGTTGCTCAAAGACACCGCTGATAATATCTTGGCTTGGTTATCACAATGGATTGCCAAGAAGGTTGTCGTTACCCGTAACGCTAAGATCATTGAAGCCATGAACAACGCCCCAAAGAAGCCAACCTTAGCTAAGTTTGATGACATCATTGATATGATCAACACGGCTGTTGACCCAGCAATTAAGTCAACATCGTTCTTGTTGACGAACACGTCAGGATGCAATGAGTTATGCAAGGTTAAGGACGCTATGGGGAATTACCTATTGCAACCAGATCCAACCCAGCCGGACCGCATGATTGTCCGCGGTAAGCGAGTGGTTATGATTGCTGACAAGTGGTTACCAAATGCTGGGACAGCAGCGGCACCGGTTTATCCATTGTATTACGGTGACTTATCACAAGCGGTTACTTTATTTGACCGAGAAAATGCGTCATTGTTAACGACTAATATCGGAGCTGGCGCCTTTGAAAAGGATCAAACTAAGATTCGTGTGATTGATCGCTTTGATGTTGAAGCTACTGATACGGAAGCCTTTGTTGCAGGTTCATTCAGTACAATTGCTGACCAACCGGCCAACTTTGCAGCGAGTGCTGCTCCAACGACCCCTGCTAAGTAATTAGCCAACTATGTCGCCAATAAATACACAGTACAGTTATAATATGGGCGGCTAAGTAAGGATGTGATTTAAGTGGCAGCCGATTTAAAAACATTGAAATCATCTTTGCGAATTGACGGGAATGATGACGACGAGCTGCTAAAAGGATACTTGTCTGCAGCCACTAGCTACATTAAACAGGCTATTGGGGATGAAAATGGCGTTACGGGGTTCTATGAGATGGAAGGCGTGAATGACTTGTTTGAAACGGCTGTGTACGCCTTAGCTGGTTCATATTGGACTTATCGAACATCGATTACAGCCATCGCTGTTAATCCAGTTGATCTGGTCGTGGACTCAATCATTGGTCAACTCAGAGGGTTGTACAGTCAAAAGCAATATGAGGCGGGGACAAATGACGAAAGCAATTAATCCTGCACGAATGAATTTTAGATTGGAGTTTGGAACTCAGGCAGCTACTGGAAAAGTTAACCCTAATACGGGTAATCCTATTACTGATTTTGTCCCTCAATTCAGTTTGTACGCCGGCGAATGGTCATTGTCGTTTCAGCAAAGGTTAGCGTTAAATGGCGACACCTCACAACAGAATGCTGTTTACTTTGTGCGCCATAATCGAAAAATAGCTACCGGCATGCAATTACGACGCAATCATCAGGATGTTTACCAGATTGATGATGTGGCCTACGATGATGGTTTACCACCGGATGGTTTTGACCTCATAACTTGTCATAAGGTGGTGATCGGGCGTGGCGAATGAGATTAAACATGCAGACTCATTTGAACATATTTTAGATACTATGGCGGAAGGCTTTGGACGTGAAGAGAAGCTTAAAGCTAATGCAGCTGGGGCGGATCAGTTCATTAAAATTATGAAGCCTAAGATTCCTTTGGGAAAACTACGCAAGGTACATGGTCATGCTGAAAAAGCACATCTACGTGATTCATTAATTGCTGTAGATCATCCTAATGGCTCGGTTAACGTTGGTTTTACAGCCAAGGGTGAAAAAGGGTACATTGCACGTTTTCAAAATGATGGCTGGGACGTCGTTGACCGTAATGGTTCCAAACATGGCCATGTTTCCGGGAAACACTTTTGGGAGACTACTCAGCGTGAAGCAAAAGGCCAAGTTGGCAAGGCAGTTGTTGAACAATTAAAGACTGCTATGGACAAGAAGGTGGGCAATTGACGCCAGTAGCTTTTATTAAAGGCATAATTGTTGCAAATATTAATGAAATACCAGAACTAGTTGTGGAGCATATCCATAGCTTTTTTATTCCAATTAACGATACTTCAACTGACGATCCTATTTTAGTAATAAGCGGGTTACCTGAGCGTAGTCAAGATTATGGCAATGGAATTCCATTCCAATCAACGAAGCAAGTTCAGATACAGCTCTATTATCCTAAAGATTACTTGGGCGATATGGATGCCATCGAATCTGGGTTAAAACAAGTGCTATTAACCAATGATGTTCGTTGTTATAGCGATGCCGGACAGACATTAACACCAGATTCAGAAAGTATCACGAACACTTTGAAATTTAATTATATAAAGGAGGCCATTTAAATGGCAACATTAGGTTTAAACATGTTATACACCGGTATTAAAGCCGGTGACGGGTCAACGGTTATTGATGCAGATAAGGGGTTGGCGGCCGCTGGGGTATACCCCATTGATACTAGCAAAGCAAACGGTAACTTGGGTACTAAGACTGCTAACATTACCGGACTATCTGGGACGGTATCTAAGATTACTGGCAACAATGAAGTTGTGGACGTTTCTAATCCACCTTCGGCACCGTCAGTGGCAATCGACGCAAATGAAATTAATTTCATCGTCAAGCAAAAATTATTAGGCCGGGTATCAGATGGTAAAGGCGGTTACGTTGACTCTGCCACACCCGTTGAAGCTGGCCTTATTATTGAGTCACGTTCACCAGCGACACGTACTGCTGTTTATTTCTGTTTTGGTCGTGGGATTTTTAACGAAGCTGGCCAGAACATTCAAACAAACACGGATACAGCTGAAACTCGTGACGATGATAATTTGACATTTACCGCCTTGAACTATGATAAATTCAGCGGCCAACCATACAAGGTATATGCTGAGTCAGATCCTAAATTTGATAAGCAAGCGATGTTTGACGCTGTATTCCCTGGACAAACGTTTTATAAAAACGCGAGTAACGGCACCAGTGGTCAATAAAGCTACAACTGACACAGGCTCACAGACTAGTAAAACTGATAGTGACTCATCTGCGCCAACCAGTAATAAATGATAATTATGGTCGCCTAAAATAAATCCACAATACCGCTAGGGGCGGCTTTTAAACATGCTGAGAAGCGCATTCTAAGCACGGGTTCACAATAAATGATAATAAACAATACACAAAGGGGCATATAAATAATGGCAAAATCAGTTAAATTTGATGGCAAGAAAATTGGGACGGGCACGCAGTATACGTTGATTGATAGTGGTCAAAATGTTGAAAAAATGGCCGAAGCATATAAGAAGTTCATCAAGACTACTGAAGAAACTGAGGACAGCATTACAGGTGTAGTCGAATTAACACCTAAGCTTGCAAAGGTTGTGGCTGAAACGACCTGTGATTTATTGGAACTAAATGCTTCGCAAAAGAAACGTGTCATGTCCATGGAATTTTCGGTTAGCGACGAATACGACTTCTTTAATGACTGTTTAAAACAATTCTTGGGAGTAGAATTACCATCTGTAGGCAACAGCAGCGATCAGGAAGAGGAAGAAGACCCAAAATTGCCAAAGCCAGAATGATTTGGCAACTTGATAATTTTATTCAGGATATTGATTACATCGCTAATCAATTGATTTCACAAGGCATATTGCCTAGTGACTTTTATCAAAGCTCATTTAGTGAAATGCAAACAGCATTGAATGCCAAGTCACGTAAAGACCGTGTTCAAGATCCGCTCGAATTAGCACGTCAAATCGGTGCGTTGTAAAGGAGGCAAAGTATGGCAACAGAGAAAATTCAAGGCTACGAATTCGCCATTAACATGGACGATGGTGGCATGACTCGCACGTTGCGAGAAATAAAGAATGAAGCAAAATTACTAAAATCTGGTATGCAAGCTAACTTTGCTGAAATCCGTTCGGGTGAAGGTATTATGGCGGCTTATGCGGGTAAAGTCAAAGATGCTGGCCGAGCTATTGAAGCACAACGATTAGTAATTGAGCGTCTCAAAAGCGAGCAAAACGGATTAGACCAAACCACTCAAAAAGGCCGAGAAGCTTATGTTAAATATGAAAATCAGATTAACACTGCCAAGCGCTCAATCGCCAGTTTAGAGGGGCAACAAGAACGAGCACAGAAGTCACTTGATCTGCAAAAAAGTGGTGTCTTACAATTAAAAGAGGCAACCGAAATATCAGCCAAAGTAACAGACTCATATGTAGCCAAACTAAAAGCCGAGGGCCACGAGTTTGAAGCCAACAAAGTTAAGGCTAGCGGGTTACATCAGTCTTATAATGAGCTTAACAAGCAACTAGAGGCTGAGCAAAGCAGACTGAATAAGATTGCGAGTGCTAGTGGTAACAGTTCTAAAGAGTTCAAAGAACAACAGATTAGGGTGAACGAATTAGGCACTAAAATTGCCCAAACTCGGGTTAAGATGAAAGAGCTTGATGAGCAATTAAGCAAAAAACCACAGTCAGGATTAACGTCAGTCATTAGCCAGCTAAATAGAGTAAACGAGCACGCAGATAAGGCCAATCATTTATTTGGCAAAATTCTGGGTGCTCATTTAGTTGCCAGTGGTATTACGAGCGCTTTTCAATCAATTACTTCACATATTCACGAAGCTATTAGTGCTGGTATGGAATATGAAAAAGAGCAGCAAAAAATGACGGCCACCTGGTTGACTTTAACTGGTACGGTTGGCAAATCTAACGCAATGGTTAAAAGAATCAACGACTTGTCTGTTCAGACTGGTCAAGCTGTAGATGTTGTTAATGAACTAGAGCAAGGCTTTTATCACTTACATTCCAATAAAAAAGAATCAGATGAACTAACCAAATCCATGCTAAACATGTCGGATGCGGTTGGATTAGATAAACAACAGATACAAGCAGTTACACAAGACATGGTTAACGGTCTGTCACGGGGAAAAGCCAATGCTGGTATGTTAAACCAAATTAGCCAGTATTTCCCGATGTTCCGTGAACAATTGGCCAAGTATGAATCTGGATTAAAAAAGACGGGTGATACGGCTGCTTCAACAGGTAAAGGTGCTGCTAAAGCCGTAAGTGCCTATAACAAAAAAATGACCTTGATGTTTGAAGGAATGCATTATGGAACAAATAATAGTTTATCTGACCTAGAAACATATCGTCAAAAAGGTATTGTCAGTGCCCAGCAATTTACAGTTTTTAGCAAGCAAATTGCAAGTGGGCACAAAGTGACTAATGCAGAAATTAAGCAAGCTATTAAGGTTAACTCGCAATATGCTGCTCAACAAGAGACAAACGCCCAAAAGACTCACACAAGTAGTAAGGTAACAGTTGCTGATTTGAGTGAGATGGCTAAAGAAGGAAAAATATCTGCTAAAGATATTGAAAATACGTTTAATCAACTTGGATCCGGAAAATACGATAAAGCCGCCGACAACATGTTACATACGATGGTTGGTATGGAACGTACGATCAAAGCGCGTGTTCCAGCTTTAATCGGTGACATTGAAAAGCCAATTTTAACCGCTCAAAATCCAATCTATGGCGCAGTTTCAAAATGGGTATCTGACAAACGGACTGACAAGGAGTTTAGTAAGGTCGGTGTGGCGGCAGAAAAGGGCATTAGCACGATTACTAAAGCTTTTGCTAAAGCCTTTGATGTCAAGTCAGCACCAAAGGCAATGAATGATGCAATGGATAACTTGGCCAAGGGTGTCACCAAAGCTTCTGACTCCATTGCCAAAAATGCTCCGGAAATTGTTAATTTCTTCAAAACTGTCAAAAACTTGGGTGGCCTGGGCTTTGAAACGTTAATTGAATCGCTTAAAATAACCAATGCACTTTTAAAGCCATTACTCAGTATGGTTGGTGGGCACACAGAAACCATTGCAAAATTTGGAGCAGCATGGTGGTTAACAAGTAAAGCCGTCAAAGAGACTAGTTCAGTTCTGTCAACTTTTAAAAAAATCAGTGATACTGTTAGCTGGGCTGAAAAAGTTCTAGGGATTAAACAAGAAACTAAGGCTTTAGAAGAACAAAACGCGGTTCTTAAAACTAATGCTGAACTAAGTACGGCCAGTGAAGAAAATATTGGAACTGGTTATCGAAGAGTTAAAGGTAGAAAGGCTGGGAATATAGGCGCTGATTTAAGCTCTATATCAGTTGAAGCGGAAAACACTGAAAAAATTGCTAAAAGCAGTAAATGGTCATTGCTAGGAGGAACAATTGGTACAAGGATTATCAATGGTGCTGGATTAGCCATGACTGCTTGGGACGCTGGTAGTAGCATTGCGAAAGCAGTTAGCTCCGGTAAGGCGTCTGATAAATATAAAGCAACTGGTAAAACAGCTGGAACACTTATCGGGGGCGGCATTGGTGCAGCCCTTGGAAGTGTTATCCCGGGAGCAGGAACAGCTGCGGGAGCAATGTTAGGAGCAAGCATTGGTGATGGTGTTGGTGGTACTAAAACTGCAAATACGATTGTTAAAAGAATTAGTGATGCGCTAAAAGGGAAGAGCATTGAAGCTCCCAAGATTAAGACAGAGTCCACTAAGCGCTCACTGAGTGATCTAGGTAAGGCGTACAGTTCCTATTATTCTAAAAAGCAGAAGCAAGATTTAAATGATGTGAACGTACTTCATAAAGCAGGTATGCTAACCGATGCGGAGTATAAAAAGCAATTAGCTTCAATTAAAAAGAATGATAGTGAGACAAATCGTTTTGAAAAAATGTCAGCTTCTGATCGCAACACTATTGCGAAGTATTATGCGCAGCAAAAAGCAAGTATTATTAGTAAATGGAATGCTAGAGAGAAAAAAACTAGTTCTAGCTGGGATGCTAAAATAGCATCTGACGAACGACGGTTTGGTGCCAACTCGATTATTGTTCAGAAAGACATGTCTAAAAAGAAAACAGCTATTAAGGCTGAAGAAAACAAAAAGTCAGCCGCTCTTGATAAACTCCGGATTAAAAGTGCAACGGAAACTACTGCACAAGAAGCCCGTTTACACACAACTTTAACGGGAAAGATAAAGTCAGCTGCTAATAAGCAGAATGATATTTTGAGAAATCTTGCCAAGAGCAAGGGGAAAATCACTCGTGAACAAGCAAATGATGCTATTTCACAGTCGAATAAAGAGTACAAAAAGACAGTCTCACTGGCAAACCAAGAATACAAAGATCGTGTTTCTGCGGCTGAAAAGCAACACAATAAGGTTATAAAAGCAGCTGAAAGACAAGCTAGCGAGGCAATCAGCCAAGCAAAGAACCAGTACAGTAAAACAGTTGATGCTGCTAAAAATCAATATTCTGGTAATTCTAAGTATGCCGAGAAGCAACGTGCAGCTATTATTAGTAAAGCTAAGGATCAAAAACAAAAGTCAATTGACAACGCTTTAGAGCAGGAGAACAAAACTGAACAACATGCGGATCGTCAGTACAAGCACACTACTGATGACGCAGATAAGCAAAGATCACAAGTTGTTAAACATGCTAAGGATCAAAACAGTTCGGTAGTTGATCAGGCCAATTCACAGTCAAAAGGTGTTTTGGGGCATGCTGTTAAGCAAGCCAATGGCTCCATGAAAGCTGCCGATAAGCAAGGCTCCGGTATTCATAGCATTTGGAAAAACATTACTAGTTTCTTTAGTAATCTAGTTAAAGGATTTGGTATTAAACCAATCAATGTTGGTGCTTATCCATCAGGTTATACTCCAGTAACGATGGGAGCTTATGCTTCCGGCGGTATTGTTGGCACTGCTAGAGCTTTAGTTGGTGAAGGCGGTGTCGAGGCTAAAATTGATAGAGACAATGGGAAAGTGTCATTTCTGGGTATGAATGGTGCTGAAGTGGTTAATGTTAAACCTGGTGATCAGATTCTTAATGCTGGTGATACTGCTAAGCTTTTTAACGGCGGACTGGGACATACGCTTCCTGGATATGCCAAAGGCACTATTGATATCGCGTCGTTTTTAAAGAAAATTAAGAGCGGCGCTACTTCTATCTTCGACAGCGTTAGTGATAAAGCAATGGATGCATTGTCTAAGATAACTCACCCATTGAAAACTTTAAAGTCAATGGCTTTAAAGACATTTGATCCAACTAAAACTCCAGGAGTCGGTTCAATCGGCCATGATTTAGGCAAAGGACTAGTTGACCGAGCTTTAAAGGGATTTGCAAAAGCTATTTCTGATTTAGCTGACAACTTCGGTGGAGGAGTTGGCAACATTAAGCTGTCCGGTAGTGTTGCTTCCCGTGCACGAGAATTGGCTAGAGCATTTAAACATGGCTATCCCGCTTCAAATAATGGTGGTATTGCCGGTGTTCTAGGAAATTGGGTTATCGAATCAAACTTGACCCCTACTGCCATCGATCCACTTGATCATGGTACTGGGTTGGGGCAATGGACGTTCACTCGTGAAACAGCATTAAGAAGCTGGCTTAGAAAGCATGGATATGCATGGGACTCAGCTGCTGGCCAAATTAATTACGCTCTTAACGAGCCCGGTGAGAGTAGTTTGTTAAAATCTGTTCTACGTATGACCAATCCAACAGAAGCCGCATATAAATTCTTTGCAACGTGGGAATCAGGCGGTGCTATGAACGGCACCGGTGGGCTTCGTGAAAGTCAGGCGTCAGCTGTTTATCGCTATATTAAAGGATTTGAGAATGGTGGTTTCGGAAACAAAGCGGGCGTTTACAAATTGTTTGAAGGCAACTTGCCAGAAGCCATAGTTCCGATGGACTTATCTAAGCGTTCACGGGCTTACCAAATTATGCAACAGATAATGGCTAAGTTCGGAGCTCAAGATGGTACTAATGTGATGAATACCGGTAACGACAAGATTGATTACAACGAAGCATTCAAACAGCAGGTTATAGCTTCACTAGATGCTTTGGTAGCTGGCCAAGGAGATGTTAAAGCAGTTGTTGCCAACTCTGACGTGGTTAATGCGGTCAAGTCAAACACCAAGAAGACGTCACAATATAGTCAAATGATGGGGTATTAGTATTAATATATTGAAGAGCCTTAGAAGGCTCTTTTTTTTACATAGTTAAAATTAAACAAGGATGGCGATATAATTGTCTGTTTTGAATAAAAATGATTTTGAATATGCTGGCTTAAATAGCCGCGATGATTTGCAAGCCATTATGGGAGCAGTAACACTGCCAACTGCACCAGCCATGGCCGAGCAAGCAACCGATATCCCCGCCATGTATGGTAATCAATTTAATGGTATGGACTATACTAGTCGGACAATCAGTATTCCAATAACTATTATCGCTCGTGGCAGTCAGGACAAATACAATCAGATTATGCATAATTTGAGCGGCTTATTGCTAAGTGATGATCCAAGTGATAATAGTAAAGAGTACCCACTAGTCTTTGGCTTTGAACCCAAAGTGACTTACTGGGGGCATATTACTGCGATTAGCGATCCACAGTTCATTAATCAGGGGGCGTGGGACGCTACACTAACGATTACCTTTGTGCAATCCGACCCACGGGCAACCTTACCACAGGTTGAAACACCGTTAAAGAACGGTTTAAATACAATTACTGTTGATGGTACCGCTAGAACAGAGCCAGTTATTCAGGTCGTGCCTAAGCGGGATTTAAAGCACATTGGTTTCACCTTAAATGGTGGTGAATATGGACTAGGGCCAGATAGTGATGAAGACCAAGCAGTGGCCGTAAAGCCTTACACGCAAGTTGTGAACAGTGACGTATTAAATACCATGGCTGAGTGGACTAATGATGCCAATGCCATTGCTCAGATGAAGACCGCCGGCAAGTACGTTTATCAAGGTGAAGCTGATAGCAACCGAGATACCCAAGTGTTAATGGTCAAGCTAGCTAATGGGGTTAAACAATATGGTACGCATCAGCCAGACTGGTATGGTCCCGCTGTTCGTTTTACCGGTATGACTAACAGTCTGACTAACTATCGAGTTAAGACCAGAATCCACCACATCAAGCACTCAGGTACTCACAATGGGCGTGCAATGGGGCGTGTGGAAGTCCTGTTGTTAGACCCTAATGGGGTGACGATTGGCCGCTTTGGTCTAGCTGATACCAATTCCGGTGGTACACCAACGTGTTACTTACAAATAACTAAGCCCGGTGGCACGTTTGCCGGTGGTGATGGCAAACATGAGACGTTCTACAATGGCAAAGGCCCATCTGGTAGCTCTAGCAATGGCCGTGACCGGAAGATTAAAATTAAGACTGGCACTACGACCAAGACAGTGGTTAAACGGTCACGTAACAAGCATGGCAAAGTAACCACTAGGACGATTAAGCGTAAAGTTGACAAGTATACAACGGTGGTCAACAAAGAAGAAAAGTTGGCACTAAGCACTAGTTGGTTGGAATTAGATTTAACTAAGAACGGTAAGGTGTTTAGCTGGTCAATCACGCAATACTACACCAGTGGTAGTCATAATGGGCAACCATGTAAAGACCCTAAACGGTTTCTAATTGTACACGGCACGTTTGTTGATAGGGATTCAAAGTATCAATCGGCTTTAGGTGGTATCGGTGGAGTATTCTTTAAACACTCGATTACCGAGGATGACCAAAAGGTGGGCTATGAGAACCCTTATCTATCAATCACTCATCTAGACATTTACCAAGTTAATAATGTGGCTCAGGACAAGCCTAAATATATTGCTAATGCCGGTCAAGAGATTGTTCTAAATTGTGAGAATGATAGCACCACAGTGGGTGGTAAGCTAGCTAGTCCAATCTGGTCAACTGATTATCCCAAGCTTAGTCCGGGGGTTAATAGCTTGACGATGATTGGTGACCTAGATGACGCACAAATCACACTTAAATATCTACCCAGATTACTATAACAACACTTTAAAGGCTTCCCAATTAAGGGTGGCCTTTTTACATACATAACTAAATAAGGAGGTTAACAGATGGCTTTAAATAACCAGTATTTAATTCTAGATTCAAATTTAAAGCGGATTGGTACCCTGACCGTTGATGGAGCTACTAAGTTTTCTAATGACAGCATCAAAATTCAACTAGCCGACTCAGATACAACTAGCACCAGCTATGATGATGACGTTAATGTGGGTACTAATGACACGTTTAACGGCACAATTAATCTAAATGCCCAGTCTAAGAAGTTTGACCATCAAGGTTCATTAGACGTGCTTCAAGGCCAACCTGATTCAGACAAGGTAGTGGCTGGTAACAACTTAGCCTATTATGACGAGCTATCAGGTCATTGGTATGTCATGCGTATATACAGCGTGGAAGAAAGTAATTCCGCAGCTGTTAAGCACGTCACAACAGCTAACTTTACCAATTTATGCTTGTACAGTTTAGCCCATCATTACCCTATTGCTAATAACACTAGTGTAAGCACGATTCAAACAGCCTTTAACGAATGTTTTAATGCCACTGGTTGGACGCTAGACTATCAGACCACTAATGTGATGACTCCGACAATTTCCATTGATGGCAAGACTAAAGCTAGCACGTTATTACAGACGCTAATCCAGACTTACAACGTTGAGATTGACCCTTATGTTGAGATTGACTCACAGGGTAACATTACTAAAAAGGTGTGTGTCATTACTGACCAGCTGAACAATGACGTGGTCTATAACGAGGCTGTATTTGGTAAGAACATGACTAGTATTAAACGGACAACGGTATCAACACCTGTAACTAAGCTGATTCCTTATGGGGCTAATGGTAGCACGATTGCAGTGGTCAATGATGGTAAGCCCTATATCGTTGATGATGAGGCCAACCAGAAATATAACCCTGATTGGCAAGCCGGATTATACTATGAAGCCATTGTTACTGCTAATCAGATTAGTAACTCAGCCGGTTTAAAGTCATGGGCTCAGGATATGCTCAAGCTATACAACCACCCTAGAACGTATTATGAGGTGAACGTAACACCAAACTTTAATCCACCATTAGGCGCCACAATTAGGTTTAAAGATGAGTTAATTGAGCCCGTATTAGATGCCAGTGGCCGGGTTATTCAACGGACAATCAGCTTTGCTAACCCTTATGGCAACACGGTTGGCTTTGGCGAGTATACAACTGTTCAAGCTGCCACCCCGGCGTGGATGGAACAATATCAGAATGCACTCAGTAAGGCGGTTGATGAAGCTAAGAAGGACGCTAGTTCAATTAAACCGGTCGCTTTAACGCCTGACGGTAACAATTTCACTGATACCGCCCAGACTAAGCGCTTAATCTTACAAGCTTGGGAGGGCAGCACCAATATCTCATCGTACATTGACAGCAAGGGCTTTATCTGGCGCCGCTATAATACCGATGGCACAGTTGACACTAGCTACCAACAAACGGGCTACTTAATCAATGCGGCTAGTAACGCTGTTGGTACCTTGCACGGGACAATTGAATCCGACTATATCCAAGATGACCCTGAAATTAAGCTAGACACCACTGGGATTAGCTATTTAGGCGTCTATGGCCCAGACGATAATGGTGCCCACTCAGCCACTCAATATATGGCACGGTTAAGCAATGGACAGTACCTAACTAGTCGTGCTCGTGATGACAGTGGCTCTGGTGATACCATGTTTGCTTTACAGGATAGCAAGTTTGCCGTGCAATCGGTGATGGTGCAAGTCCATGGGCAACATGGTGGGACGTTTGGAGTACAGGAAGTTAATAACACGGTCTACATCTGGAACATTGTGAGCTTGAAGAATGACCATAATTATATTCTTGTGCGTTTCCCATATTTACCGGGAGTTACCTTACAGCCTACCGATAAACGAGTTCAACAGATTATGCCCCTTAAAGGGTACGGCCGCATTAACTATGACCGTCAACACGATATGGTCTCAATTGGCTACTCCGATGGTAGTACCGACATTCTCAAAGCTAGTGACCTGCTAGCCGGCAATTATAACGTGCTATACAACTTTAATATCACGGATTATGGGATTGATTTTAATAAGAATACTTACCAATCGGAATGTCTAGACTTCCCATACTTCTACTTTGCGGCCGGTGGTGGTGAAGCTGAGACTACTAACGACCCGCATAAAGTGTGGGCATTAAATGTCGTCCATAAAGGGGCCGAGTTTGAAGCTTACTTTGACAATGATATGGTAATGCCCAACCTGACCGATGAAAGTCGTGAAGTTGAAACTGTCAACGTCTTTTACCAAGGCACACAGGCCTACTTGTTAGTGACCTTCAACACGCGGGTATTAGAAATTGACCCCTATTCAACTGAAAAGGAAAAAGTGTACACAATCCCCATTGTGAAACGCCCAGTGGCTAGTTCGATTGATAAGGGTACGATCGGTGAAAATGATAACACGGACGATTAGAAGGGAGGTGAATTAAATGGCTGAATCTAATGCAACACAGGTCATCTTAACCGATGATGGCATCAAAATTATCAAGGCACAAAACACGGCTGATAATGCCGCTGGTGGAGTTGCCAACTTAAACGATCCCAATTTAATGAGTGTCATCGAAAAGCAGACACAGGCCTCACAGTATGCCGGATTAACCAGCCAGTACAATGTGATTTTAAAGCGAGCTAAAGATGCCAATATTAGTACGACTGCTTTAACAACAGCTTACACTAACCTGAACACCTTTATGGCGACCATCTTAACGGATACTACTAAGGCTAGTGACGTTGACCGGGACACTTATAAGGACCTCACAGGCGCTTATAATACGGCTCTAAGCAATGTACAGACCGCCTTAAGCAATAGCTTTAACACTGATATTAGCAATATGCAGTCTAGTGTATCGGTAGCTAGTCAAGCGGCTTCTAGCGCTGTTATAGTAGCCTCACAAGCAGCAGTAACTGGCAATAACGCTAGTCAGTCCGCATCGCAAGCCGTTGTGGTAGCCAGTCAAGCTAAAAGCGCTGGTGATAATGCTAATAGTGTTGCTAATAGTGCTAGTCAAGCTGCCTCAAACGCCATATTAGCTGGTAGTCAAGCATCAGTAAGCGCAAGTCAGGTAAGTGCCGATTATCAGAAGTTGAGTGCAGGTGTTAATGACGGATCGATAGTCCATATCACAACAGAGACGGTTATTGATAAAGGAGTCATCGGTACGGCTGAGATAGCCAATGCCGCTATTACCAATGCTCAAATTGGTAAGGAGGCTGTAGGTATGGCCCAGATTGCTAACCTAGCTGTGGGTACTGCACAAATAGGCGATGGTGCTATCACTAATGCTAAGATAGGAAAATTAGCTGTTGGTACTGCTCAGATTGAAGACGCCGCTATCACAGATGCTAAAGTAGGTAACATTAGTGCTAACCATTTAACAGCTGGTTCAATTGACTTTAATACGATTGCTGGTAAAAATATCAACGCATCAAACATTACCACTGGAACAATGAGCACTGACCGGTTAAATGTTAATAAACTATCAGCTTTAAGTGCCGATTTAGGTGATGTTACCACTGGTTCACTTAAAGGTGTCGACATTGTTGCTAACACGTTTAGCACGCCTAATGGCTCATTTACAACCGATGCAAACGGTAATGTGGTGGCTAGCAATTTAACAATCAGAGGCGTTACTAACCTAGTCTATAATGCTGCACTATTAGGCGGTAGTGGTTCTAACATCCCGGGTTGGAACATCAGTAATAATGGCTATTATTCAAGTTATACTTCGCATGATGGTGTGCCATCAATTGGTTTTAACACTTCTACTGGTGCTGGAGTTTGGAATATTTTTGCACAGTCAAAGCTGCATCCCTTGAATGGACTAACCGGTCAGCCTTATAGTGCGTCAGTTTGGTTCGTTGACTATGGTAGTGAAGCTGCCATGAAGTATCAATTTACACTGGCCTTCTTTGATGCCAATGGTAACCGATTGGCTGGTGGATATACTGGTAACATGTGGAATGGTAATCCAGCTTCACAAGGTTGGACATACAAGACAATTAACAATATCATCTCACCAAGTACAGCTGTCTATGTTGCTATCCAGTATTGGGCTTACAACGGTAAGGGGCATCTGGCATTTAGCTCACCTATGCTAACTCAAACTGCTCAATCAACAGGGTACCAGCCAGACACAGGTAATGTTGTCAGTGCTGGCGAAATAGATGGATCATTTATTAATGGTTCAACTATCAATGGGACCACTTTTAACGGTGGTGACCGTATTAATAACGCTAATAATACCGCTGGGTATTATCCGATGACTATTACGCCAGACGGGTCGTATAGATCAACGTACTTTGACAGTGCGGTTGGACTGCAATCAAGCGTTGAATCTGGGGCGATTACCTATAAATATCGCTCAATGACTGGCAACGGGCAATACCTAGCTTATGATTCAGTAATTAACGGCCAAGGCTTTCAGTCACAATCAGGTTATACGTCAGCTAAAGATACAAATTTTTCCACCCAAGAGATAATCACAGGCTATGTGAACGTAACGCCAGCCACAGGAATCTATCTATATGGGCCAACACAGCAAATAAACTTCGCTGGTAGGTCTGATAATATTGGTAGTAACGGAATTACTATGGACGCTTATGGTAATGTATATGCGCAATCTAATTCTTCTTGGTGGCGAATTGGTGACGTTAATGGCAATCAGATTGCCAATTTTGGGATTGATAGGGCTGGTTCAAATGTCATTCAGTTTAACCGTGAGCTAGATGTTGGCAATATTGGTATTAATACTGCTCATTCTATTATCTCAAGAGATGGTAACGGGTTATATATCAACTCAGGTAGAGGTGGAAGAGCTAACTTAAATGTGGCTAGTCTAAACTATACTGGGTCCGTGTCTAAATCACTGTTATCTGAGAAGAAGGACGTTAAAAAGGTTGATACTTCCTATTGGGCACAGTTAGTTAACTCAATCGACCTAGCAACCTACCAGTATAAAGATGATGATAATACCAGCAACCTTAGACTATCAGGGATTGTTGATGATGTTAACGAGGACAAACAATGGAATCTACCAGACATCTTTGTTGCACGTGATGAGGATGGAAAACTATCCGGTATTGAGAATATCGTACTTCAAAATGCCATGCTAGCAACTATACAGGAACAACAAAAGGAAATTGACCAATTAAATGGGCATAACATGGAATTGGAAGCTAAATTAAACAAATTGGAGGCCAAATTAAATGGATAGCATTTTAATTACAAACTATAAACCAGATTACACGAACAACATCATGACAATTAGTGTTCAAATTAACACGCTAGGTATCAGCTCGCAGGTCAGCATTACCATGGATGACTTTAACGCTGCTATCGCTGGCGGTGCTGGAGGGGCAGATAGGGTTAAATTGAAGGTGTTGAACACACTGATTGACAGTCTGACCGCTTTAAAACCAGTTACCACGACTACAAAGGAGGCTTAAATTATGAATGTTGATGCACAGGCTTTAATTAACAAGCTTACGAGTAACTATGCCCAAGCGATTGCCCTTAAAGACCAGCAATTAGCGATGGCGCAAGTTCAAATTGACCAGCTTAATGCCAAGTTGGCTGAAAAGGAGGCGCCTAAAGATGGCAAAAACGCTTAGTTTTACTGATACTTCACCACAAACGGTTAAAATTGGTGATACCACCACTAGCTTTACGTTAATTTGTGGCAATGATAATGTGGCCACTGATCTAACTAAAGCCACTTCAATTACCGTTAAATTGGGCAATGCTAGTGGCTACCTTAAATCGGCCACAGTTGACCCAGATAAGTTAACAGACCCAACGACTGGTCAAGTTACCGTTACATTCACTGCTGACTTGATGACTAGTTTGCCAGCTGGTAGCTATTCCATCGAAGTATGGGTGGTTGATAGTACAGGTACGTCAATCTATCCTAGTGATGGATCAACCGGTTTTACCATTACCAATAACATTCAGAGCACTAACGGGGCCACGATTACCACGATTACTTTTGATGATTTTGTAAAAGCGATGAATAAAGCCGCAAGCACAATCGCTAAAGGTGATAAAGGTGATAAAGGTGATACAGGGACTGTTGATAACGCTGGGTTGATTAGTGCACCTGCATTTCAGAGTTTGCAAAATCAAGTTAACAACAGTGCGGTTGGAACAAATCTATTGATAAATACCTCCAGCTCAGCAACTAACGGAAAGACTTCTTTGCAAGGATCTGCTAATATATGTGGTGTATACAGTAGAACTGATAGCTATGAGCAAGTAACTGCTGATCCTAGTTATAGTGAGCTTTATTACCGACCTATGGTGCCTCTACAAAATGTCTTAAGTGGCTTAACTCCGGGAGAAACTTACACTTTATCTGGTAGTGTCAGTTATACATCAGGCGAACTAAAGTTTAGATCACTATATGGTACCAAAGGAACCGACTGGATGTTTCCTGATACTGTTATTGATTTAGAAATACCTGTTAGTGATGGGTCAATATTCACACCATTTTCAAATACCTTTACTGTTCCCGCTAACGCTACTGGCACATTTATCAGTTTACAGAATTATGATTACACTGCTGGCGGTCTATTTAGATTCAAAAATATGAAGCTAGAAAAAGGCAGTGTAGCTACTAATTGGTGTCCTAATCCATCAGAAATTTTGACACAAGCAGATTACGCAAAAATAAAAGCAGCTATTGTATCATTAGGAGGTCATTTATCATGAGTTTTGATTTAAGCAAATTTTTAACAGAAGGATTAATTAGCAGTGTTAACAACGGGTTGATTCCATCGGACTTAGCAACTGTATACGCTGGCAATTATCTAGTAAAATCACTGATTACCCAAACTCAGGTTACTCAAGTATCCGATGCAATTACAGCCTACAAGGCCGCACAGTTAGCAGCGGATCAAGCACAGCGGCAAGAGGTAAATCGGACGTCTGCGCCGGAAGACACATTAAAATAGGAGGTAGACAATTGAATAAGCGCAAGTTGGAGGCGCTCATCTTAATGGTGGGCGCTATTTTTATGGCGTTTTTAATGATCAATGTTAACAGTCAGGCTTCAACTAGTCGTGACCAAGGGGTTGATTGGTCTAAGTACAACGGTAATAGTGGGACATTCGGCTATAGTACCGATAAGTTTGTGCTATCACAGGCGGGTGGCTTCTATGGTGGCACTAATATCCCTCAGACCACGTATAACAGCCAAGTTAAGTCGGCTCAGCAGGCTGGTAAACGGGTGCACACCTATTTATGGGACGGTGTTGGTGGCAATATGACCAATGCCAAGGCGATGATGTCCTATTACTTGCCACGGATTAAGACGCCCAATGGTAGTATTGTCGCACTAGACTATGAGGACGGTGCTTCTTATAGCGTGACAGCCAACACTAATGTCATTATAGCCCAGATGAAACTTATTAAGGACGCTGGCTATACGCCAATGCTGTATTCCGGCAAAGCCTATTTGAACGCCTACGTTAATACTAGCGCCATTGTTAAAGCCTATGGTAACTGTCTATGGTTAGCTGAATATCCGGACTACTTGGTTAGAACAAGCCCTAATTACAACTGGTTCCCTAGTATGGATGGCGTGGCTATCTTTCAATTCACTAGCATGTATAAAGCAGGCGGATTAGATGGCAATGTCGATTTAACGGGAATCACTAAATCGGGCTACACGAATGCTAGCAAGGCTAAAGCACAGGAAAATGTTAAAAAAGCTAAAGCCACCTTTAAGGTCGTTAAATACAACCAACGTGGGGTGTTCTATCCTAATCGGACGTTAGCTGTTCGCTACACGGATAGTGACAAAGTTAGTCAAGTGGCTACCTATTACAAGGGTGAGAGCGTAACCTACAATGCGGTTATTATTGAACATGACTATGTATGGGCACGTTACACCCGTTCAAATGGTCTGTATGGCTTTATCAAGCTAGGTGTCACCAACGGGCCGGCCTACGGGAAGCGAGTTACTGGTCAGCTGGTTAGTCATACGTACTACACAGTTAAGTATGGTGACAGCTGGTGGACAATCGCACAACGCAACGGCCTGAGCATGACTACACTAGCTAGCCAGAATGGAAAGTCAATTTACACCACTATCTATCCTAGCCAGCGATTGGTGGTGCGGTAATGGCACAATATGACGATACAACTAAGTTATTAATGGATATTCAAAAGGATGTGGCCGCCACCAAAACGAAAGTTGAGAACATCGAAGAAAAGCTGAATCAAGTTGACGATATTGGCGACAAAGCGGACAAGGCGCTGGCCAAGTCTATTGAGGTCGAACATGAGATAGGACGGGTTACTCAAATACAGAATTGGGTTATCGGTGTCCTGGTTAGTGGCGTGCTTGTCACGTTGCTGGTATATGTTGCTGAGAAGTTTTTATAGGAGGATATTATGAAAAAAATTAGTTTTAAGAATGCTGACGGAAGCTTGAATGGTAAGTTGATTGCTGGGATTATTTCCTTGCTAATTGTTTTGATTCAACAAGTCTTTGCCATGTTTGGCATTAAGTTTACTGGTGACTGGTCAGCCATTGTTGCCGTTATTAACACAGTATTAACGATCCTTGGTATGCTGGGCGTTATTACTGACGTTCAAACATTGACAGTACCAACAGTTAAAAGTGACGAGGAAAGCCAAGTCGAAGCAGCAGCTAATAAAGTTGCTGATGAAGCGCAAACACCAACGTCCACAGTTGCTGTAGTGAATAGTTCTGCATCATCTGACACTGAAACGGCGTCAGAATCCGCCTCACAAGCAGCAAAATAGTGCTATAACTTGATATAAAGTTTAATTCATTGCGGAGCTTGATCACTCTGCAACTTTTCCCCTGCGTTTCGGCGTAGGGGATTTTTTTAATAACTAATATTCAAAAGTATACATTTATGTCTTAAAGACAAATAAAGACAAATTTTTGAAATTAGTAGTGTTTTTTAGTACAAATGAAAAAAGCTTGAATGCCGTTAAATCAACGTTTAACAGGATTCAAGCTTCATCTAGTTTACCAAATTATGCCCCAGGCAGGATTCGAACCTGTACATTGTTTCCAATACAGCGACCTGAACGCTGCGCGTCTGCCAGTTCCGCCACTGGGGCAGTTGCTTTAACAACAATATCCATTATAGCGAAAAGTAACAAAAAAATAAACCTTTTTCTATATTTATGCAGTTGATATTAATTGTAATTGCAAATTGGTTGCTTAGTTACTGGGGCTGGCCTTAATTAGCATGGAATAACTGTACGCCGAAATACTGAAATTACTACCGGCAAAAAATGCATCCAAAAAGTCACCCATCCCAGCAGGTTCAACGACACTGCTTGAATGGGTGACAACTTGTCGGTTTATTAATTTGCTTGTTTGGTCGTGATACTACCATCTAAATAAACAAAGTAACTATTCAGATAATGCCCCCGGCCGCCATTAGCCGTTTTCTGATAAGCATCGACCTGATAATAGTGGTGGCCGTGTGCATCTTGATTGGCAGTTGGTATGACACCAAAGGTTTGTTGCTTGGGATCGTTGAGCACTTGCCCGACGGCGGCCACTGCACTAGTTGCGCTAGTGATATGGTCGTCAGCAGCTTGATAATGGTCACCAGATTGCTTCTTAGCACTAGCATCAGCCGCTGCATTGGCACGACTAGTTTGCTCCGCGCGGTTAGCGGCTGCAACTGAGTTCGCTTGCTTAGTGGAAATACTTGGCTCAGCTTGGGAAGTGCAGCCTGCTAAAAGGAATAGGGCGCAGAAACTGATTAAAATTGCCCGGGTCACGTTCGGACCTCCTTATTTCGTTTGTTCTTGGGACAAGCTCGGATAAGGGGCTTGTCGGATGATGTTCGAATCAACGATGGTCATCACACCGATTGACAGAAGTAACAGGATCACTAAGATTAATTTTTTCAT